CACATATTTTCCTGTAACAATAGCATAACCTGCCGCTAAAGCAATTTTAGCTCCTGTAATTCCATCCCAACTGTCTGGATCCGCATAAGCTCCTGCTGTCGTTGGCATTCCTCTAAAACGATAAGTATCTCCATTGGTTAAACCGTGATTCGGTACATTAACATTTATATAAGCAGATCCTGCACCGTAAGTTATAAAAGGATTAAAAGGCATTAACTGCGGAACAGCTGGAGCTACTCTTGAAGGTCTTGCATGTTGCAGGGAAATATGTGGCAGCTGCTAGAGATACAGATTTTGTAACAGACTGGTTTTATTTTGTTGTAAATACTGATACAGCTACAGCAGGTGGAATAGAAGGAGGTGGTTATCCAGTGTCCGTTGGACCGGTAACCATAGAAGCATAATGACAATAGGATTTATTAAAAAAGTCGCACAAGCAGTTGGTAAAAAAATTAAAAAGATTAAAAGAGGTAAAGGGTGGAGTGAAAAATCTAAGAATGTTGGAATTAAACAAGCCGAAGCTCAAAAACTTTATAAAGTAACTGGCCATGATAAATGGGGACCAATCAAAATGTGGAAAAAATCAGGCGGTAAACCTTTTAGAATGCCTTTAGATAAAGCTAAGTATACTGAACGAAGACCCTGGTTAGGTAAACACTCTGGACACTATGGTCCTAAACCTAAGAAAAAAGAAATGATGTCAGGTTATAAAATTACTAATAAAGCAGACGGTGGTTTAATTAGCGGTTTTCCTAAAATTGCTAAGAAGGGCTGGAAATAATGGCAGGATATACACTTTCAGCATTAGAAGCTGACATTAGAAATTATACTGAAGTAGACAGTAGTGTTTTTACTGGTGCTCTTCTAACCAGATTTATTGAAAATGCAGAACACAGAATCAATCTTGATATTCCGATGGACTCAGATAGAGAAGAATGGGAAGGAACGATTGCTACAGATGTTAATACTGTTAGAGTTCCAGCAGGTTTCTTATTTATAAGAGGTGTTGAAGTTTTCAATGCTTCTAATTCTACTGAAAAAGGCACATGGTTACAAAAACGTGATCAAACTTTTTTATCAGAATACATAGGAAGATTGACAGGGCCTCAAGGCTCTACAACTTCAGGAGCTGATGTTACAGGAAAACCTAAATATTATGCTATGTTTGGAGGAGCAACAGGTTTAACAGACACTACTTCAGGATCTATTTTAATGGCTCCTACTCCAGATGCTAATTATGTCATTAAAATATACGGAAATGTAGTGCCAACAGGATTAGAAACTGCTACAAGTGGAACTTACATAAGTAGGTACTTCCCACAAGGGCTATTATATGCTTGTCTGGCAGAAGCTTATGGATTTTTAAAAGGACCAGCAGATATGTTGACATTGTACGAGCAAAAGTATACACAAGAATTACAAAAGTTTGCAAGTTTGCAAATTGGAAGACGAAGAAGAGACGATTACACAGATGGTACAATAAGAATACCAATCGAGTCACCGCCTCAATAATTAGGAGAAAACTTATGGCAATAGCATCGGAAATTTGTAACAGTTTCAAAGAAGAAATTCTACAGGGCGGACATAATTTAAATGCATCTGGAAGTACTCCTGCCGGAAATACTATTATGTGTGCTCTTTATTCAAGCAACTCAGCAGTCTTAAGTAAATCAACAACGGTATGGGCAGCAGCATCTGATCCAACTGCCGATCCGACTTCAACTTATGAAGTTACAACAACAGGTTCAGGATATGCAAGTGGAGGACAAGCTTTAACAAACATTGATCCTACCTTAGATACTGATACAGCAGTTTGTGATTTTGATAACGAGAGTTGGACTTCAGCTACTTTTACAGCTAGAGGATTATTACTTTATAATTCTACAAATATTACGGGCTTCACTAATGAAAGAGCAATTCTTTGTATTAATTTTGGTGGCGATAAAACTGTAACTTCTGGCACATTTACTATTGAATTTCCAGCAGCAGCCGCAGCAACAGCTATCATACAGCTAGCATAAGGAGTCCTTCCTTATGGCTAATACTTGGAATAAAGCCGGAACAACCTGGGGATATAATTCCTGGGAATCGGATACTGTTACAGTTTCTTTAACCGGACTCTCTGCGACTTCATCTATTGGAAGCGTTGAAGCTTTCAATGAAACTGGATGGGGTAGAGATAGCTGGGGAGATGAAAACTGGGGTGAATCAGCGATTACAGTTTCACTTACAGGATTATCACTTACTTCAAGTCTAGGAGAAATTATTCCAGGATGGGGAGATCTAGCATGGAATAATAGTACATATGGTTGGGGTTATTCACCCGTAACTATTCCTCAACAACAAATGGGGCTTACAGGAATTTCCGCAACTTCAACTCCAGGAACTCCTACAGCTACTCCAGAGACGATTGCATCATTGACAGGAATATCAGCTACTCTTTCTGATGGGTCGTTGAATATAGAAATTGGTGTGCCTCTCACAGGGCTTTCACTAACCGCTTCTGATGGCGCGCCGATTATAAGATCCTATAATACAACTACTCTAACTGGAATTTCTGCAGAGTTTTCGGTGGGATCTCCTAATATTACTTCAAATCCAGTGGTTCAACCAACTGGAGTTTCAGCAACTTCGTCGCTTGGATCAGTAGTTACAGGAATCGGAGTGCCTCTCACTGGAGTTTCCGCTACGTCTTCAGTAGGAAGCGTAACGATATCTACTTTCACGACGGTATCTTTGACAGGGCTTTCAGCAACTATTACTCTTTCTCCTAGTGGCGTAGCACCGATAGGATGGGGACTTGTTACAGCTGAACAAACTGGTAATTATAGTCAAGTAACAGCTACTCAAACAGGTAATTGGACTAGAATTCTTAAGTAATCTATGTTGACATTATGAACAATATTAAATATAAAAAGATACACAATACGTATTAATTAGGAGAAAATTATGCCTTCAACATATACAGGTTTAGGAGTTGACAAGATGGCTACTGGCGAAAACGCCGGTACATGGGGAACAGCTACTAATACAAATTTAGAGATTCTAGAACAAATTTCTGGTGGCTATCTCTCACAATCTATAGCATCAACTCCCACTGCTTTAGCTGTAGCAGACGGAACATCAGGTAATACTAACCAAGTTGCACACAGAACTATAGAATTTACAGGATCAATTGGTGAAGCTACTATAGTAACAATTCCTTTAGATGTTCAACAGCTTTATCTAATTAAAAACTCCTCATCAGGTGCTTACACAGTTCAATTTAAATATGTCACTGGTTCAGACAGTGGTGTAACATGGAGCGCTACGGATAAAGGTTATAAAATTGTTTATGCAACGGCTAATCATGTTACAAATCCTGAACTTGTTGATACTGGATTTCTGTCAGCTGTTGTTGATGATACTTCACCACAATTAGGCGGTGACTTAGATCTCAATGGTCAAGATATAGTTTCAACTTCAAACGCTGATATTGATATTATTCCCAATGGAACAGGTGATGTTAATCTTGGAGCGGATGCCGTACAGATTGGTGATAATGATGCTAATGCAACGCTTACTACTCAAGGTACGGGAGATTTAATTTTAAACACAAATAATGGAACTAATGCTGGAAATATTACACTTGCGGATGGTGCAAATGGAGATATTAGCTTTACCAATAATGGTACTGGAAACGTAGTCTTCAACGATGCGGCTTATGCTCCTGAAACAAGTTTAACAGACGCTTCAACCATTACCTGGGATGCACAAGCAATGCCTATAACCAAAGTTACATTAACAGATAACAGAATTTTAGCAGCACCAACCAATAGTCAAACAGGACAGTTTGTTTCTTTATTGATTATTCAAGACGGGTCAGGGAGCAGGACTTTAACATGGAACGCAGTATTTGAATTTCCTCTTGAGGCTGCACCAACTTTAACAACGACAGCAGCTCTTGCAGATTTATTTGTATTCAGATATCACAACGCAAAATGGCTACAAGTAGGATCTACTTTAGCCTTAACGGTAGCATAATGTTTGTATTAGTAGAAAACGATTCAATAACAAAAACAGTATCGAGTAATCGAGGAATTACTATTGGTGAAAATCAATACCCTCAATCTATTTATAATTTATGGACACCAGCTGAAAGAGAAGCGATCGGCATCTATGAAGTAGTTTGGGATAATACAAATAAGAAAGACGAAGCATACTATAATAACACTAATCAATCTTTTAACTTTGCAGATGGAAAAGTTACAGCTTCGTATGGAGAAGCTACTGCTAACTCATTGGCAGACGTAACAAATGAAGATGATAGTATTACACCAGGATTAAAAACTAAACATAAAGAAAAAGTTAAACAACAGGCAAGTAGTTTATTAACTCCTACCGACTGGCATGTCATTAAGGCAACCGAAGTGGATAGTTATTCTGTTTCAGCAGAAATGACAACTTATAGGGCAGAAGTAAGAACTGCATCAAACGACATGGAAGCATTAATAGATGCCTCTTCAACGGTTGACGAACTGGCAGCTTTATATCTTTATAATAAGGATAACCCACCGGTAAGACCCCTAGGCGAATTTCCAGAGGCGGTTTAATGCCTCTAGTCTTAGGTGGATCATCAGCAGTAACAGCAGCATATGATGTAGATAACTCATGTAGAATTGATGAAGGTTCTGGAACAGATATGTATATGGTTAAATCTAGTAGTTCAGTTGCTAGTCAAACAATAGGAACAATATCTGTTTGGGTTAAAAGAACAAACAGGTTAACTAATGCTGCTGGTAATGCCGATACGCAAATTATTGGTCAATCTACAAGTGGTCATTGTAGATTTATGTTTACTGCAGCTGGACAATTCAAATTTAATGGACCAACAAGATTAGATTTAATAACTAATGCTCTTTGTCGTGATTTTTCTGCCTGGTATCATCTTTTTGTTGCTTGGGATACTACGGGTGGAGTTCAAGCAGATCGTGTAAAAATGTATATTAATGGAACAAGAATTACAAGTTTTGCAACAGAACTTTTACCTAATATAAATGATAATCTTGATTTTTTTGTTGATAGTCAAAATTTAGTTATTGGCAGGTCGGAAAGTGCGGGTGGTTATGATTATTTAGATGGTTATCTTTCAGAATTTGTTTGTTTGGAAGGAACTGCAGCTGCAGTAACAGATTTTGGAGAATTTAATTCTGACAGTCCTACAATTTGGCAACCAATAGAACACGATCAATCTGGTAATAAAGGTGCGAATGGATTCTATCTTGATTTTAAGGATTCAGCAAATCTAGGCAACGATGCTTATGGTGGAACAGATTTCACAGAAACTAATATAGATGCAACAGATCAGGCAACGGATTCTCCCACTAATAATTTTGCAACATATAATAATATAGCAACAGTTTCTTATAAACAAGGTGCTGGTTCTTATCAATATTTTGCAGAAGGAAACACAAAAGTTGTTGAAAATGGTGGAGTTTACAAAAATGCTCCAACAACACTAGCTTCTTTTAGTGGAAAATGGTATTGTGAACTTAAATTTGTTGGAACTGTTGGTGGCTCATTACTTTATAGTACTTATGGTGGTGTTCTAACATCACATGATGTAGCAAATATCGGAGATACTTATAATCACGTAGGTCAAACTGCTCAAAGTGTTGGTTATGGTGCATATGATGGAGACGTATATACATCAGATAGTGGTACATCTTATGGGGATACTTTGGCTGATGGAGATATTCTTGGTATAGCTTTAGATTTAGATAATAGTAAAGTTTATTTTAGTAAAAATAGTGTATGGCAAAACTCGGGCGACCCAACTTCAGGAGCAACAGGTACAGGTGCAGTTAGTTTACCAGCGTCTGATAGCAGTTGGCATGTTGGAGCCAGTCCCACAAATTCAACAGTTGAGGCGAACTTTGGTGGCTGTCCAGGTTTTGCAATTACATCAGGCAATGCAGATGCAAACGGCTACGGAAATTTCGAGTATGCAGTTCCATCCGGATATTATGCGCTGTGCACTAAAAATTTAGCGGAGTTTGGAGGTTAAATGGCAGTTTATACGACGGTGAATGACGCAGGCGCATATTTTAAAACTGTTCTTTATACTGGCACAGGAAGTTCTTTAGGAGTTACAGGCGTTGGATTTCAACCTGACTTTACCTGGATTAAAAATAAAGATGCCGCTGATTTCCATGTTTTAACCGATGCAGTTAGAGGAGTCACTAAATATATAAGTAGTAATAATACATTGGTTCAAGCAACAAACGCAGAATCTCTTAAAACTTTTGATTCAGATGGGTTTACAGTTGGAACACAGGCAGAAGTTAATACCAATACAGAAGAGTATGTAAGTTGGAACTGGAAAGCAAATGGAGCAGGTTCAGCTAATACAGATGGTTCTATAAGTTCAACAGTTTCAGTAAATGCTACAGCAGGATTTTCAATAGTTAAATATGTTGGCACAGGTTCGGCAGCAACAGTAGGTCATGGTTTGGGAGTAGCACCTAAATTTATTATAGTGAGATGTTTAGATACAGCTAAAGCATGGACTTGTTATCATTCTTCTTTAGGTTCTGGTAAAGCAATATTTTTAGAGCAAACTGCTGCTCCAACAACAAGTGATGCTTATTTTAATGGAGTTGACCCAACAAGTTCTGTATTTTCTATTGGTTCAAGTACCAATGTAACTAATAGTGGAGATGATTTTATAGCTTACTGCTTCGCAGACATTACTGGGTATTCAAAATTTTCTTCCTACGAAGGAAACGGAAATGCTGATGGCGCGTTTGTCTATACTGGATTCAGACCAGCATTTATTATATGTAAATCAATAGACAGTACAAGTTCTTGGGAGATGCTTGACGATAAAAGATTAGGTTATAATGTTGATAATGATGCTCTGGATGCAGACGGATCTTCTGCAGAAGGTACAAATGATAAGATGGACATTCTTAGTAATGGCTTTAAAATGAGAACTACAGCCGATCCAAATGTTGCTGAAACTTATATATATGTGGCTTGTGCTGAATCACCTTTCGTCAATTCAAGCGGTACACCTACCAACTCCAGATAACAGTTATCTTGATTCCATCTCCTATCTAGTATAATTTAAACTCTGGAGTTTTATATGCTACAAAAAATAGGGTTCTTACCAGGATTCAACAAACAAATTACCCCGACAGGCGCTGAGGCACAATGGACTGGCGGAGAGAATGTTCGTTTTAGATATGGCACACCTGAAAAAATAGGAGGTTGGTCTCAATTAGGAGATAAATCTTTAACCGGTTCAGCTCGGGCTCTTCATCAAATGGTTAACAAAGAAGGCATTAAATATGCCATCATTGGAACCAATCGAATTTTATACGCTTATACAGGGGGAGCCTATTATGATATTCACCCAATTAAAACTAACTTTGGAGCACTAACAGGTGCCTTAGCTTCTGATAGTGGCTCTGCTATTCTTACCATTACTTTATCTTCAACCGCTGGAATGACAGCAGGAGATATTTTATTTCTTGAAAGTGTTACCCCTCCTACCGGGTCTGGTTATTCAGCTTCTGATTTTGATAATAAAACTTTTATGATAACTGAAGTAGTAGACGGTACCTCAGTTACTATTACAATGGGATCCACTGCAAGCGCAACCGCTACTGATGGAGATCTATCTGTTAAATGGTACTATCCTGTAGGACCGGCTGAACAGGTTGGTGTTTTTGGATGGGGTATATCTCAATGGGGTGGAACAGTAACCTCTCCTCAAACAACAACTTTAAATGGAGCTATTACTTCTACTGGTGCAACAACTGGTATTACATTAACCAGTTCATTAGGTTTTCCT